CACCATTTAATATGGCCAACAAGATTCAAATTAAAAGATCTGTAGCTAATGCTACAGTTTCAGGTCTTTCAAACGGCGAATTAGCCTTTACTCAAGCCTCTAATACGCTTCACATTGGTCTCCCAGATGGTTCTGGTGTTCTTAGAATTGGTGGCGCTCAGTATCCAGGTGTTCTAACCAATAGTCATGCTCTAGTTGCTAATGCTACTGGTGAAATTGATAAAGTTATTGTCGCTAATGCAGTAATAACATCTCTTGTCGCAAATGGTTCTCCTGGTTCTAATGGTCAAGTTCTTGTAACCAATGGTACTGCAGTATATTGGGGAACAGGTACATCTGGAACTAACACTTACGTTCAGTTTAATGATTCTGGCGTTGCTAATGGTGTTGCTGGATTTACATTTAACAAGACTACTAATACATTATTCATCGGTAACACTCTTTTAGTTACCAATATTAATGCAACTTCTATTAATACTGGCAATACAACTACCGGCACAGGTGGTGTTCTATCTAACTCTACAATAATCACTGTTGGTAATAACACCATCAATACCAGAATTACATCAGCTGGTTTGAATGTTAATGGTCAGTCTATTGCAAACAATACTGGTTTCTACACTTCCGGAACAGTAAACGCTCTATCAGCAACTATTGGAACGGCTGCTAATTTCACCGTAAACACTACTCATATTGTGTTTAACGGACCAACTATTACCGCTGTTAACGCTTCGGCTACTGTCAATAATATGACAGTTAATACCAATCTAGTTGTAACAAGCAATACAACTCTTAATGGTAATACAGTTATCGGTGATAGTACCTCAGATAGACTTAATGTTGGTGCTCTAGTCAGCAGCAACCTAATTCCATCTGCTAATAATACTTACAACGTAGGTAACAACACCCTACGTTGGAACGAAATTCACGCATCTAATTTGCATTCTACAACTGGTTATTTCGACGGTAAAGTTGAAATCTCTGGCGACCTTATAATTTCTGGTAACGTTGTAACTACTAACGTAAATTCATTGGTTGTTTCCGATCCAATGATTTATTTGGCTGGTAATAATTATGCTAGTGATCTTCTGGATATTGGTTTTGCTGCTAATTATTTTGACGGTGTTACCGCAAGACACACTGGTCTGTTCCGTGATGCATCTGACGGCGGTATATATAAACTCTTTACCAATTCAGAACAAGAGCTAGTTGGTAACAACGTCGTTAATACTTCTGCTAACGGTTGGACTCTTGCTATCCTTCAGACTTATATTCAGTCTGCTGGTTTCACATCTAACGCTACTAGTATTACAATTACCGCTAATAGCAGTCTAAATGTTGCTATAGCAGCTAACACTCTTACTCTATCAAGTCCACTATTAGGAAATTCTGGTGGTACTGGATTGAATACGTATACTCAGGAAGATATTATCGTAGCTAACTCTACTAATGGATTCCGTAAGCTAGGACTTGGTACTAGTGGTTATGTTCTTCAATCCAATGGAACAGCATTACTTTACGACATCCTTGATGGGGGATCTTTCTAATATTATTCATGACAAGGAAATTATACTATGGAAAACGAAGAAGGTCAAGCAAAATATTTTCAGTTATACACACAGAGACAAGAATCTGTATTAATTGATTTTATAAGGAAGAACCTGGATTTAGAAATTAGATCCCAGGTTCTTTCTGCTTCTTTGACAGAAGCAAACAAAAAGATTGAAGAACTAACTTCTCAAGTTGAGATTCTAGAAAAAATAAGCCAAGAAGCTAAATCTGGTATTGAAGCTCTTACATATGAACGAGAATTGTTCGATGAAAAAGAAGAAGAACTAAAACAGAAAATAAAACAACTTGAATCTAAGCTAAATGAATTTATTGACGAAAGAAACAATTCTGACATCGAAAACAAAAAATTAAAAGACGATCTTGTTGATTGTAAAAAATCTTCAGAAGATTTTAGAAAAGAATTAGAACACACAAGAGAAGAACTAAATATTTTAAATACAGAATTTGATAACTATAAAAAGTCTGTTAAAAAGTAGTTAACCCTCAGTATATACTGAGTTGTAGGAGAGCCATATGGCAAATACAGTTTTTAAACTGCGCCGTTCATCGGTCGCAGGGAAAGTTCCCACTACATCTGACATAACTATCGGTGAATTGGCTTTAAACCTAACTGATAGAAGACTCTATTCTTCTGATGGTTCTAATACTTGGGAAATCGGCGCTAATAATACAAATGTAAATGTTTCTAACACTCTTAGCGTTGCTAACACTGTATTTTCTAACAACTCAGGCGTTCATTTCAAGAATAACGTCAAATTAAATTTCTCAACACTTAATGGAAATGTTGTATCTTTCATACAACAGAACGATGATAATTTTGTATTTTATACAACTAATACTGCTGGCGGTTCAAGAGCGGTTTGGAGTATATTTGCTAATAGTATTACGAGCAATCTAAACTTTTCTGTACCTGTAAATTTCTCTGCTAATGTTGGAGCTCTTACAGCAAACGGAACTACTGGTACTGCTGGTCAAGCTCTATTATCTAATGGTTCATCTACATATTGGTCAACATTAGCTGCTCTAGTTACAAACACAGCAGCGCAATATGTTTGGACAAATACGCACACATTTAGCGCCAACGTTTCATTCTCTGATGAAATCGGATTAGCTACTAATAATTCTCTTTATTTCAACGGTGTTGCGGACGCTAACTGGAGAATTGGTAGAAACACCAATAATGTTACTAAATGGGTTTATACTGGTAACACCATTGATATTCTTACAGCTAATACTTCTGGCGAAGGGTTTGCTATTGGTCTAAATGGTCAATCGTCTTATTTCGAAACTGGCTATCTTGGAACATATGTTGCTAATAGATTAGTTGTTGGAAGTTCTACATCTAATGCTACTATCAATTCATCAGCAATTATTACAAATAGTATAACAATTAGTTCTCCTAATACAGCAACCTTTACAAATATTAACGGTCAAACGAATGCTTCTGCTGGTGATTTTAAATCTAATGCTTATGCTTATTTGGGCGGTTTTGGCGGAAATTATCTAGCATTTGGTCAACAATCAAATTTTCATCAATGGATTCAGTCTGGTTATTCAGCAAGTGGTGCTGTATATTATTCAATTATCCTTAACCCTCTTGGTGGTAATATTGGTATTGGTAATACGGATCCCACCGATAAACTATCGGTTAATGGTACAACATTCTTAGGCGGCGATGTTACACTAGGTTCTTCTGGATTATCCGCAAATGGTTCTTATGGGTCTTTTGGTCAATCTTTACTTTCTAATGGTTCATCTACTTATTGGGCCACTGCTGGCGCTACACTAAACGCTAACAATACAGATACTCAAACTTATTACATTGGTCTAGCAAACGGTTCTTCTGGCGCTTGGACAAACGCTGTTGTTTCTACAACTAAGTTGTATTATGTTCCAAGCACCGGTAAGCTAGACGCATCAATCGTTAACGCTTCTTCGTTTACTGTTGGAACAGCGTTTACTGCTAATGCTACAGTAGTTAATGCAGTATCTTATTATGCCGGATCAACATTAATAGGTAATACCACTGGACCTTATGGTAAGACAGAAATTAACTTAAATGTTAATAACTCTATAACTTCAAATACTGCATCGTATCTAGGTAATTCTTCCGGAACTACGGCCAACTTCGTATCTTGGATTACAGGCAATTCGGCTACTGCTTACACTAATGCTGTATCATACACTGATGGCAAGATACTAACTGCTAATGCGGCTATTACAGGTAACGCAGCAACAGCATATACTAACTCTGTATCATATACGGATTCAAAAATAGCAACAGCTAACTCTGCTATTACAGGTAATGCCGCCACTGCATACACTAATGCAGTGTCTTATGTTGATGGTTTGAAATTAGATTCTGTAACAAATACTTCTATTACCTTTATTCCAGTAGCTAATACCGTCAAAAATGCTTACGATAGAGCTATCGACGCTAACACTCGTGCTGCTTCAGCCCAAACAGCTGCAGCGGCTGCTTATACTAATGCTGTATCATACACTGATGGCAAGATACTAACTGCTAATTCGGCAATAACCGGTAACGCCGCCACTGCTTACACTAATGCAGTATCTTACACTAATGGCCTAAGATTAGATTCAGTAACTAATACTTCTATATTATTCATTCCAGTAGCCAATACAGTTAAAAATGCTTATGATAGAGCAATAGACGCTAACACTAGAGCGGCATCTGCACAGTCAGCTGCTATTTCTGCTTATTCTAACGCAGTATCTTACACTGATGGTAAGATATTAACCGCTAATGCAGCTATTACAGGTAACGCTGCTACTGCTTACACTAATGCAGTGTCTTATGTTGATGGTAAGATATTAACCGCTAATGCAGCTATCACAGGTAACGCAGCAACAGCATATACTAACTCTGTATCATACACCGATGGTAAGATACTTACAGCCAATGCGGCTATTACCGGTAATGCGGCGACAGCTTACACTAACGCTGTTTCTTATGTTGATGGTAAGATACTTACAGCCAATGCGGCTATTACCGGTAATGCGGCGACAGCTTATTCTAATGCTACTGTATTTGCTTCCAATGCCACTAATATCAACACTGGAACTTTAGCAGAAGCTAGACTTCCATACCGTATGGATCAGAATGTTAGAACTACAGATAGTCCTACTTTCAGCACATTAACGCTTACTGGTAGTTTGAATATTTCTGGTAATGTTAATGTTGTTGGCGCAAACACATTATCTGTTGTTGATAACTTTATCTATCTAAACTCTAATAATTCAATAGATAACGAAGATACCGGTATAGTAGCTAATTATAATAGCACAGGCAATTCTTTGGGTTATGCCCATACTGGTATTTTCCGAGATGCTTCAGATGGAACATGGAAAGTCTTTGATGGTTATAAGCCAGAACCAGATGCTAATGTTAACATTGATACAACAAATACTACTTTCCAAATAGCTAATTTCCAAGCTAATACTCTGTATCTTGGTAATACTTCTACAAATTGGTTAGTATCAAATACTTCAGGCGTTTACCATACCGGAACGGTTAATGCTGCTAGTCATACAGTTGGTACATCAACTATCGCTAATTCTAGTGGTCTTTATACCGGAGTTGTTAATGGTTCATCTATCACTGTTGGTTCTTCTTTTGTTGCAAACTCAACTACTACAAAAACCCCTGTATTATTTTTAGATAGATCTGCTGCAGCAGCACGTGGTATCAATTGGTATAACTCTGGATATACAGCTTGGCAAGATTACATGGCACCTGCTGGAGCAAGCCAAGGTTGGACAGGGACAGTAACAGCGCCTTCGGGAACTTATGTTACCTCATGGGCAAGAAGATCATTTATTGAAAATAATGCGCTTTATGGTTGGACTTGGGAAAGCGGAACAGCAACATCAACCACTCCTTCGGTTGTTGCCGAGTTAGCTTCTGCAACTGGTAACTTTAGAACTATTGGCTCTATATATTCTGGTTCTACTCTTATCGGTAACTCTACTGGTCCTTATGGTAAGACTGAAGCCACTCTAAATGTTAACAGCGCTGTTACTGTTACAACTAATACTTCTAGTAACACATTTACTATTGGAACAGGAACTTATTTTGTTTCTAATGGTAACGTAGGCGTTGGTAACACAACACCAGCAGATAAACTTGTCGTTGCTGGTAATATCATGCCATCAGGTGACAACTCTTATAATCTTGGTTCTGCATCACTCCGTTGGGCCAACGTTTATACAGGCGACTTACATCTATCTAACGAAAGAACTAGAGGTAATGACATTGATGGAACCACTGGCAACTGGACTATCCAAGAGGGTGAAAGTGAGTTATACATTATAAATAATAAAAATGGTAAAAAATTCAAATTTAAATTGGAAGAAATGCAATGACCTTATTTGTAGGTAATTCTACAGTCAATAGTTATATTGAATCGACAAACGCCAAAATTGGTGCGAATTCGACCTTTACCATACTCACAGCCAATGCCACTGGCATTTATTCTAATTCTACATTGGTCGCTAACTCTACTGGTCCTTATGGCAAGACTGAGGCTACACTAAACGTCAATTCTGCTTTAACTGCTAACAATTCGACCAATTTAGGTGGAACTGCTGCTGCTTCATATCAATTAAACTCTACATTAAATGCCAATATAGCTTCTTATCTACCAACATACACTGGCGTTGTTAATGGTTCGTCGCATACAGTAGGAACGGCATTTACTGCCAACGCTACTGTAGTTAATGCGGTAACATATTATGTTGGATCTACCCTTATTGCTAACTCTACAGGTCCATACGGTAAGACAGAAGGTAATCTGAACGTCAACAGTTCTCTTTATGCTAATCTGCTTCTAAGAATTGATGATAGAATTATCATAGCAAATGATTTTCCTTCACAAACTCTTCGTTTTGGATTTACTTCTTTTAATAACAATAATACTTCACCATATGCCGACTTCCTTCATATGAGAAGTTATACTGATTCTTCTGGGGGATCAGATAACCTTTTAATGTTTAATAAGTCTGCTATTGGTGTTCGTGTTTACCAAGCAGCTTGGACAAATCTAACTACAGGCAACACTTCTGCATATACAACATATAAAGATCTTGCATTCACCGATGGTACAAATTCTACAGGAACTTGGAGTATCAACACTTCTGGTACAGCTAATAATGCCTCATATCTAGGTGGTACAATAGCTTCTTCTTATCAGTTGAACTCTACATTAAATGCTAATATTGCAGCTTATTTACCAACATACACTGGTATAGTTAATGGATCTTCTCATACTGTTGGTACATCTACTATTGCCAACTCCACTGGTGTTTACACTGGTGTAGTCAATGGATCGTCTCATACAGTAGGCACGGCATTTACAGCTAATGCCACGGTTGTTAATGCGGTTTCTTACTATGCCGGCACAACTCTTATCGGTAATACTACTGGTCCATACGGTAAAACAGAGGCCACTCTCAACGTCAATAGTGCATTAACTGCTAATAACTCAACCAATCTAGGTGGAACGGCTGCTGCCTCTTATGCTTTATTGGCTTCTCCTACTTTCACAGGAACGATAACGGCAAGCAATGCTACCTTTACAAACATTGCTAAATCCACCAATGGTCTAACTGAACCTAGCGGATACAGAATAACAAATCCTGGTGGCGGTGCTTCTGTATCGTCTACCGCTTCTGTGACTGGTGCTATTAAGATCAAATTGCCTACAGCAGTTAATGATAGCAATACCATGATGAGAATTACGGTTAAGATTTATGAATATGCCGGTACTAACGCAGGTACAGCCAGAACGCTCGAAATGGGTGCTTATAATTATGGCGCTGGCGTTTTCGGAAATCATATATTCGCCACGCAAAGCACTATGGGCGGTGGTGATATTAACGTTAGATTTGGTTCTGATGGCACTGGTAACTGTATTTGGATTGGCGAACTTGCTACTGCATGGGCTTATCCACAAGTATTCATTACCGAAGTTCAATGCGGCTATGCTGGATACAATGAAGCTAACTGGTCATCAGGTTGGGCTATTTCGTTTGTTACTGCGTTTGATACCGTTGAATCAGGGCCAATCATTGCAGCTAAACCATTAACTAGTCAGAATTATAACAGTTATGCACCAACATTAACAGGAACTGGCGCTTCTGGTACTTGGAATATCACGGCCAATAACGCTGCGTATCTTGGTGGCACTGCTGCTTCCGGTTATCAAACAACAGCTGGCCTTTCGGCAAACGTCGCTACTCTAACAGCGAATAACGCTGATTATCTAGACGGCCAACACGGCGCTTATTACACCAACGCCACCAATATATCAACAGGAACACTTTCTGCTGCCAGAGGTGGTACAAACTCTTCATTGACTCCGGTTTCTGGCGGCGTTGTTTATTCTAATGCCACTGGTATGGCTATTACTGCTGCTGGTACAAATACATTCGTTCTTGCTTCCAATGGAACTGTGCCAGTATTTACGCAAATTGATATGGCGTATCTACCAGAGGCCACTTTCAAGAAATCATGTCGTGCAGCAACTACTGCTGACCTTTCCGCTGCTTCTGCAACTGCTCAAGTTCTTACTGGTGGTCTTGTTGCGCTTCCAGCACAGGATGGTGTCACTCTTGTTTTGAACGATAGACTGCTTGTTAAAGATCAATCTAATACAGCGCAAAACGGTATTTTCTATGTTTCAAATACTGGTTCTGCTGCCGCATATGCTTGGACGCTAACAAGAGCAACCGATGCAAATAGTTCTTCTAGAATTGCTTCTTCAATAGTTGCCATTGATGCAGGAACTGTGAATGGTGGAAGATTATTTGATAATGATTTCAAGACCACCGATACTCTTGGAACCACTGCTATGTCTTGGAGTTACAACATTGATGGCGGCGGCGGTGTGTTTACTGGTTCTGTATATCCTAACTCCAACACTCTATTATTAGGTAACGCAACCTCTCGTTGGGTTGTTTCCGCTAACACGATTAATGCATCAGGATTGATCACTGGTGCTGGCGGTGCTACTATAACCGGCATTACTAATACTTCTACTGCATTCTATGCCGGCACTACTTTAATCGGTAACACTACTGGCCCTTATGGTAAGACAGAAGCTACACTCAATGTCAACAGCGCATTAACAGCCAATAACTCAACTAATCTTGGTGGCACCGCAGCTGCTTCATACCAGCTTAATTCTACGTTAAATGCGAATATCGCTGCTTATCTTCCGGTATATACTGGCGTTGTTAATGGATCATCTCACACTGTTAGTACATCGTTCATTGCTAATGCTACTGGTGTTTATCATACAGGAACGATGAACGCTGCTAGTCATACAGTAGGAACATCTCTTGTTGCCAATGCTACTGGTGTTTATCATACAGGAACGATGAACGCTGCTAGTCATACAGTAGGAACATCTCTTGTTGCCAATGCCACTGGCGTTTATCATACAGGAACGATGAACGCTGCTAGTCATACAGTAGGAACTGCCTTTACTGCTAATGCTACCATGACCAATACGGTTTCGTTGGTAGTTTCTACTAATACTGCTACATTTGGAACAGCTGCTTATCATGTTGCCAATGGTAACTTTGGTATAGGTAACTCAGCACCAGCCGATAAATTATCAGTAAACGGTTCTGCTTATCTTGGTGGCGGTTATACGTATGTTGGAGGATTTAACACTGCAACATATCCTACTCTTGGAACTATAGGTACAGCGTTCAGTTGGAACTTCTCTGCCGGACATGCGGAAGTGAATATTTGGAATCCTATGAATCCAACGACTTATGCTAATACTGGCTTTAGGTTTATGCAGCAGTTAACTGCTTCAACCTATAGAGACTTGATGTATATTAAACAGGACGGTAACGTTGGTATAGGCACTACTGCTCCACTGATTAAACTTCAAGTTGCTGGTAACATGGGCGTTGATGCTTTCGTTGAGTGCTCACAGAACGTAGCAACAAGCTATACAATAACCACTGGTAAAAATGCTATGTCAGCTGGACCTATCTCTATAAATAGTGGTGTTACAATAACCGTTCCATCAGGATCGACTTGGACAATCGTATAAGGATAAACTATGCCAGTAATTATTAATGGATCTGGATCTATAACAGCTCATTCAACTCCTGATCTTATATTAGATAGGGTTGATACCGCCAGTGAAGGTGGTCAATTGAGTTTCAGAAGATCATCCGATAACGCTAATGTTTATGCTATTGACACCTTTGGTTCAACAACAACTCCAGATTTTAGATTATATAATATGCAAACAAGTGCAGTGTTGCTTAATGTTACCAGCACTGGGGTGTCAACATTCTCTTCAAACACAGTAAATATAGGCACTTCTTCTATTGCTGCTAATGGTTATTCTAGATTACCGAATGGTTTGTTAATACAGTGGGGAACATCAGCAAGCGTTGCACAGGACAGTTCGGTAGCTGTAACATTTCCTATAGCATTTACAACTCTTTATTCAATAACTATAACAAATAGACAAGCTATCAATACTGGCTCAAGCGGTATTGATTCCATCTCTGTTTCTAGCACTACTGGTTTCACGATTGCTCACGGTGCTGACGGCACTTCAACATTTTATTGGATGGCTTTAGGAGTATAATATGCCATTAAAACTTAATTCTGCTGGTGGCGGATCAGTCACGGTTGATGTCCCTTCTACTGCTTCAAACTTTACCCTAACAGCGCCAGCAAGAACTGGTAACATCATCACTAGTGCAGACACAGCAACGTTGACACAGTCAATGGCTGCTACAACTTTCTATGGTGGTTATGGGCCTGCGTTTTCCGCAACATTGGCAGCAAACCAAACAGTGGTCGCTGCAACTCCAACAAAATGTGCATTAAGTTCCGAAGAATTTGATACCAATACTTGTTTTGATAACGTGACAAACTATAGATTTACCCCAACTGTTGCTGGTTATTATCAGATAAATGCTGTATTATCTGTAGCAGCTGGCGTTACTACCCTTCTTGCTTATATCTATAAGAACGGAGCCGTATACTCTCAAGGCAGCAGGGCTGACGTAGCATCGGCAAGTTTTAACTCGTTTGCAACAGCATTGATTTATATGAATGGCACAACAGATTATATAGAATTATTTGGATATACATCTAGCACTATATTTGCTACTGGTACTAGATTGTCTGGATTTTTAGCGAGACCAGCATAATGTCTACACTATTAGTTTCTAACGTTCAATTCGACGCAGTTGGCACCAATAAGATTTATTATGATGGAGCCAACCTAAACGTTACTTCTGCTAACGTTAATATCACAGGTCGCCTCACTGCGAACGCTGTTTATTGTCCATTATATTATGATTCCAGTAATACATCTTTTTACATTGATCCTGCTGCTAACTCAGTTATACATAACCTTAGAGTTACGCAGATGGGTCTTAATAACATCACATATGTATCAAAAAACGGTACGAATTCCATGATGTTAGTTATTAATGGTAGAGTGTTTACTACAAGCGGAACTTCAGCCACATGGGCAAATCATACAACCGGCCGAGGTGCGACAGGAACGTCAGCAGTATTTGGAATGAACAGTTTTAGAGCAGTAAATTTTCCAGGTGAAACAGGAACGCTTACAAAGGCTGGTGTATATGGATCCTCTGCATATGCATTATTTTCTACAGGTAATCTATACACATGGGGTTATAATGGTTATGGTCAATTAGGAGCCGGTGATACAACCAATAGAGTAGTTCCGTTTCTAAGTCAAGTTGGTGTTACTAATGTTTTTGATCATCCATCACAAAGTGATGTTGATACATATTACGGTAGATTGTTTATTAAGAAAACCGATAACTACATCTATGCTGCAGGATATAATGGTTATGGACAGCTAGGTGATACAACTGTAACACAAAGAAACTCGTTTTATCAGTTAACAGGTCTTGGAACAACTGTAACCAACGTCTGGCCTATTGGTGCGCAGTATGGTTTCACGTTCTTTCAAAAAGCTGATAACTCTATCTGGGCTTGTGGTTATAATGGTTATGGCAATCTTGGTAATGGAGGCACAGTAAACCAATCTACTCCTGTAGATGTTACAACCGCATGGGGTGGTGTGACAGGTTCTGCTCGTGTTATCAAAAAAATTATTGGAGGGGCTGCATATCATAATGGTTCTGGTGTTTCCGCACAATGCTGGGCTATTATGTTACTTGATGATAACACCACAACTTATTTAAGATCGGCTGGAGCAAATAACTGGGGAACCATTGGCAATGGTGCTGTGGCAGCAGCCAACATTACAACTCCTATTACTCCTACTGTTGGCGCTGGTCGTATCTCAACTATTTCTGGAGGCGGAGGAAGTCCAGGAACTGTTATGTGTCTAATGGCAAATGGTGATATGTATAATTGGGGCTATAACGCTTATGGACAATTAGGAAATGGAACAACTACAGATAATGGTACGCCAACATTGAGAGCGAGTGCCGTTACTGGTATATATTATGACTATACAGAATATGTTCAAAGTTACGTTTCTGCTACTTTTTATAAAAAGGCTGATGGACTATACTCATCTGGTTATAATGGTTATGGACAACTAGGGGTTGGTGATACAACCCAGAGAACATCATTTACTAGAGTATTACTTCCTGGAGATTTTACTGTAGCCGATCTTGGAAGTTTTCATTCTACATACCCAGTCGCTACATATCTAGCAGTCGGAACAGATGGTAGAATGTATGCTTGGGGTTATAATGCTCAACAAAATGTAACAGCAGAAACAACAACAAACTGTCTAGCGCCTATTCAAATAACGTTACCACTCGGAGCATAGTAATGACTTATATTAAATATATCAGCGAAAATATTGTTCAACTTGGTGGTCAAGTAGCAACAGAAGCTATGCTTGAAGATGGTTGGTTTGAATACGATGGTGTTGTTCCAGAAGGTCAACATTTTAAATTGATCGATGGTGAATTAGTTGCTTTCGTTCCTGAAAAGACAGAGTATGAAAAATATATTGATTATAAGATCTATCTAGATAAAACAGATCATAAGATGTTCATAGATTATACTCCAAAGCCAGGAGAAGATCTTGAAGCGATTAAAACCGAACGAGCGATCGCCAGAGCATTTTGTCGTGAATATGAAGCAACTTATAATCCAGGATTGCCGATCTAAGTCATGTCAACAGTAAAACTGGACAAAATAAACTTCCTATCCAATGGTAGCGTCAATATTGAAGGCACCAACACATCTACCATAGCGATAACAACTAACAATGTTGTCGTTGCTAATAGGTTTCAAACTACTAACACTGGTAGTATGGCGTCAGCTTCCGGATTCGTTGATTCTGCTAATGCATCATTTTGGTTTGACCCAGCAGGAACTAGTGTTTTGAACTACCCAAAGGTTAATAGCCTTGGTATGAGTTTGACCAGAATGGCCAGCGAAAGCGGACTCGGAAGCGTTGCAATATGGTCAGGCAGCAGACCTTTTATAGCATCATCTACTGGCGGTGGTTGGAGCGTTTATACTGGTAGAGGCGCTTCTGGCACATCATCAATAGAAAGCGCAGATAGATTTACACATTTCAATAATCCTGCCGAAACAACAGAACCTATTGACTATGGTATGTATGCTCAGTTTTGTTTTGCTTTATATGCCAATGGCAATCTCTACACATGGGGTAATAACGCTCATGGTCAATGTGGTTTAGGTAATACCACAGCAACCAGTATACCCACTCTTGCTGCAACTAATGTTGTTGCAGTATATCATCATCCAACATTGAATGGATTTGATGCATCATCCAAGATGGTTATCAAAAAAAGAGACGGTTATCTATATGCTGCTGGTTATAATGGCAGCGGTCAATTAGGCGTTGGTGATACTACTAATAGATCATCATTTACAGTAATTCCTTTTTCCTTTGGGGCTATTAGCGTTTGGAACATAGGCGGATCCACTGGCGGAATAGTTATTCAGACTGCTGAATATAAAATTTGGGCTTGCGGATATAACGGACACGGGCAGTTAGGAACTGGCGACACCACAAACCGTCCTGTTCTTACAGACGTTACAACAAACTGGGGCGGTGTGGTAAACAGCGGTAGAAGATTGGTTAAACTAATATGTGGATTAGGATTTGCAGATACTGCATATAATACTCGTTCTTGGATTGGTATGTTACTTGACGACGGAACAACTACCTATTTTAGAATTGCAGGAAATAATGGTTACGGATCCTTAGGATTGGGTACAGTCACAGACACGAATTATTCAACACCACAAACTCCTGTCTTACCAGCAGCGAGAATATCTGACGTTTCTGGATATGGTGGAGGACCAGGAACAATAATGGTTCTGTTTGCCGATGGTAATCTTTATATTTGGGGTCATAATGGTAACGGTCAAGTTGGTAACGGTACTACTACAAATAATGGCACGCCAACATTAGTAACAACAGGCGTCGAAAAAATATTCTGTGATGGACACGATTCTGCATCATATGGCTATAGAAGAACTTCGTTTTATAGAAAGGGTGGTATATTATATTCAGTGGGTTATAATGAGCATGGTCAATGTGGATTAGGTAATACTACAAATCCAATCACATCCTGGACCTCAGTTAAATTACCAGCAGATTTTGTTTGTAATAGCATCGGAACATATTCGACGACAAGTGCTGGATTCGGTTACATATTCTTCGGCACAGATGGTCGTATGTTCATGACAGGATATAATGCTCATAACATGGTGACATGGGAAAGCACGACTAACGTTCTATCACCAATCGAAATCAGACCTGCTTTCGGTGGATAATATATCTTTTTACTAAATAATAAAAACAACACCATAGGGGACAGGGAACCATGGCAGATAAAAATTTCGTCGTAAAGAACGGTCTTGAAACAGGCGCAAACACCACCTTACTAGGAACAGCAGTTACTGTTACCGCTACAGGTAATGTGGGTATCAATAATTCGGCTCCCACCCATCGTCTTTCTACTGTAGGGGATGTTTATCTCGGGAATACAACGATTGTTGGTTTCGCTAATACCAGCACTAGTGTTTCTGTCGGAACGACTTTTATCGCCAATACTACTGGTGTCTATCATACGGGTATTATGAACGCTGCTAGTCATACAGTTGGCACTTCTACAATTGCCAACTCTACTGGCGTTTATACTGGTATTGTCAATGGTTCTTCAATAACTATTGGCACAGCAACTGTTTCTAATGGAACTGGTGTTTATACTGGTATCGTTAATGCTACTTCTGTTAATGCTGCTAGTCATACCGTTGGAACTGCATTTACTGCCAATTCTACAGTCGTCAACGCCGTTTCATATTATGTTGGCGCAACATTAATTGGTAATGCTACTGGACCTTATGGCAAGACAGAAGCCACTCTAAATGTTAATAGTGCAGTAAACGCCAATAACTCCGATTATTTGGATGGTCAGCATGGAACATATTACACCAATGCTACTAATATAACCACAGGCGTTCTTCCATACGCTCGAATGCCAGCTAATGTTGTTAATACCACTGCGGCATTTACAATATCTGGTGTTTATACGTATAATGCTAACCTAATATTAGGTTCTGGCCTTTCTGCTAATGGCACTTACGGAACCGCTGGCCAAGTTCTTCACTCTAATGGTACAGCCACTTATTGGGCTGCTGATGACGTTAATGCAGGAACTGTAACTTCTGTTGGCACTGGTAACGGTCTAACTGGCGGTCCATTCACGACATCCGGAACGGTTTCTGTTCTAGCTAATAATGGTATTACTGCCAATTCTTTAGGATTGTTTGTTACTCCAGGAACTGGTACTGTAGTAAATGCCACTGGCGTTCATGTTAATGCAACATATATTGGAACTTTATCTGCTAATAATACGTCATTTGTTAGCGGTAAATCCGAAGGCAATCTTAACGTTAATAATGCTACGTATGCTTATGGTAAAACTGAGGCTACACTAAACGTCAATAATGCCACAACAGCTTATGGTAAAACTGAAGGCAATCTGAACGTTAATAATGCCACAACAGCTTACGGTAAAACTGAAGGCACTCTAAACGTAAATAGCGCATTAACAGCTAATAACTCCACAAATCTAGGAGGAACAGCTGCTGCTTCCTATCAGCTTAATTCTACCTTAAACGCCAATGTCGCTGCTTATCTACCAGTTTACGCTGGTGTAGTTAACGGTTCGTCACATACTGTTGGAACATCTCTTATTGCCAATGCCACTGGTGTTTATCACACTGGAACTATGAACGCTGCTAGTCATACCGTTGGAACTGCATTTACTGCCAATGCTACAGTCGTTAATGCAGTATCATATTACGTAGGAACGACTTTAATTGGTAATAGTACTGGTCCTTATGGTAAAACTGAGGCTACACTAAACGTCAATAATGCCACTACAGCTTATGGTAAGACTGAAGGAAATCTTAACGTCAATAATGCCACTACAGCTTATGGTAAGACTGAAGGAAATCTTAACGTCAACAGTGCAGCCACATTGGCTACTTCTAGAAACATTAATGGTTCCGCCTTCAATGGTTCTGCTGCTATTACAACTGCTACATGGGGTACGTCAAGAACTATTACTATCGGATCAACTGGTAAATCTGTTGATGGATCTGCTGCTGTTTCATGGACTCTTGGTGAGATCGGCGCTGCAGCAACAAACCAAACAATGTTTATTGGCACTACTTCACTGACAATTAATAGAACAACAGGGTCTCAAACTCTCACAGGCGTCTCGATTGATGGAAGTGCTGCAACATTCACTTCTACTTCGCAGAACTCACAATTTAATTCAATTGGTGTTGGTACTGCTGCTTCCGGAACTGCTGGCGAAATTAGAGCAAATAATAACATCACAGCTTATTATACTTCAGACGCCATCTTCAAAGAAAATGTAAAACCAATTGAAAACGCTCTTGAAAAAGTTATGGCTGTTGACGGCGTAGAATTTGATTGGACCCAGGAATTCATGGATGCTCGTGGTGGTGAAGATGGATACTTTATCCGTAGACATGATGTCGGCGTTATTGCTCAAAACATTGAAAAGGTTTTGCCTGAAGTAGTTGCAACTAAAGAAGACGGCACTAAGGCGGTTAAATATGATAGAATTGTGGCTTTGTTAATTGAAGCAATCAAAGACCTCAAAAATGAAGTAGACGAATTAAAAAGAGGTAAATAATGGCATTACCATCTAGCGGACAAATATCATTTTCAGATATCGCAACTATAACAAAAGGAAATGCCACTTCTGAAATTTCTATTGGAGAAGCTAACACTAGATATCTTTTTGGTGTTCCTTCTGGATCGATATCCATAAGTACTGGTTATGGGAAACCAGCGGCAGGAAGTAATACTTACAGCACTCCTGGTTCATATTCATGGTTAGTATATCCATACCAGACAGTTTTTGCTAATGTTGCGGCAGGTGGCGGTGGTGGTGGTGAAGGCGCTTATTATGCTTTTTTATATTATTTTGCTATAGCCGAAGGCGGATCTGGAGGAAACAGTGGCGCCAACAGTTCTTTTAATGGATTATCTGCTACTGCTGGGACAGGTGGTGGTGGCGGTGGATTTGCAAGTTTCGGTGGTGCAGGTACTAATGGTGGAGGATCAGGAGGATCTGTAACAACCGGAGGCGGAGGAGCTGGTGGAGGTGGTGGTAGCGGATATTTCAATTATGCCTTCCAACCAGCATATAGCGGTGGTAATGGCGGCGCTGGAGGAAAAGTTACTCAACAATGGTCACATCAAATAACTTCTGGGTTTCCTGTCTGGGCAGGGTCTTATCCTGTAACCGTCGGAGGGGGTGGCGGAGTAAATGTTGGAGGTTATAACGCCGGCACCCCAGGCAATGGAGCTAACGGTTGGGTCACAATTAATTGGAGTTAAAATGTCTGAACATTTTTTTATTAGAGTTGTAGAAGGAAAACCTTTTGAACATCCAATCGCAGAATGGAATCTGAGGCAGTTTTATCCCGATTTAGACGTTGATAATCCGCCTCAAGGATTTGAAAAATTTATAAGAGTTCCTTTACCAATATATGATCAATCAAAAACTCATGATAGCACCCATTATGAAAAAATTGATAATATCTGGAGAGATGTTCATATAATTAGAGATTTAACTCCATCTGAAAAAGCAGAAAAAATTAGAATATCAAAAGAAATATTTCCATTTAAAGATACATGGACGTTAGATGAAGCAAAAATTGAATGGATTCCTCCATTCCCTTATCCAGATGATGGTAAAAAATATTTTTGGGATAACAATAATATTAAATGGATAACAGAGGAAGAATTTCAAAAATTATTAGAACTTGCTAAACAATCTTCACAAGAACAATCCGCTAAATAATTATAAACATAATTCAAAGGTAATTAAATGGCAGTGCCAACAACAAGAGCAGAATTTACTGAATATTGCCTAAGAAAATTAGGTAAACCAGTTGTTGAAATCAACGTCGACGACGATCAGGTTTCAGATCGTATTGACGAAGCTCTAAGATATTATTGGGATTATCATTTTGATGGTTCTGAAAAGACCTATTATAAAAGACAAATAGACTCAACTGATATTGCCAACAAATATATTACTCTCCCAGAGAACATAATTGGAGCGGTAAATATCTTCCCTCTTGGCTCTGCGCTTGGTTTGAATAACCTATTCAATATCCGTTATCAGATTGCACTAAACGATCTTTACACTTTGACATCAGTTTCTATGGTGCCATATTATATGGCCATGAATCATGTTCAGTTCCTAGAACAAATGCTAGTTGGACAACAACCACTTAGATATAATAGACATATTAATAGACTTTACATTGACATGTCTTGGGATCAAGTTGCTGTTGGTAATTATCTAATCGTTGAAGCATATCAAATCGTAGACCCTGCAGTTTATTCTGATGCTTGGGGCGATCGTTGGTTAGGGCGTTATGCTTCTTGTTTGATTAAACAGCAGTGGGGTCAAAATCTTAAAAAGTTTGAAGGTATGAAAATGCCTGGAGGCTTAACTTTCAATGGTCAGAAAATATACGATGAAGCCACTCAAGAAAGAGAAGCCTTAGAAAGAGAAATGATTTACACATACAGCTTGCCAGCAACTGATATGATTGGATAATCATGGCCACTAACTTTTTCTTCAACAATTTCCAAGCATCTCAAGAACAACTACTTCTTGAGAATTTGGTAATTGAGTCGATAAAAATATACGGACATGACATATATTACGTTCCTCGTAAATTAAACAATTACGATGATGTGTATGGAGCGGACGATCAATCTTCTTATGAAGTAGCTTATCCTATAGAAATGTATATTAAATCCATTGACGGGTTTAGTGGCGATCAAGAATTTCTATCTAAGTTTGGCGTTGAAATTCGCAATCAAGTTGTATTCTCTGTTGCCCGTAGAATCTTTAATGAAGAAGTTGGTGAGTTTACCGCACAGGTAAGACCAAACGAAGGAGATATTATCTATTTTCCTTTGAATCAAAGAGCGTTTCAGATTAAGTATGTTAACAAATATGAAATGTTTTATCAGCTAGGTGCACTTCAAACATGGGAAATGACTTGTGAAGTGTTTGAATATTCCGGAGAACTGTTCAATACAGGTATTCCAGAAATTGATTCTATTCAAAGAAAGAACGATACAAATATTCTGGATTGGACAATAAGAACAGAAAGTTCTAATAAAATTTCTATTATGACTGAAGAGGGCGATTATCTAGTATTAGAAAAATTCTCATTGGAAGATTTAGTTCCAGCTTCAGACAATGACGAAATTCAAACAGAGTCTGACATGTTTGTTGACTTCAGTTCTTTAGATCCATTTAGCGAAGGTAACATTTAATGTTTGGTTCACCGTTTTATTTTGGTCTTATAAGAAAATATGTAATTCTTATGGGAACCTTACTTAATCAGATTCGTATAACTAAAACTGATTCTTCTGGCACAGTTACATCTTTAGTAAGAGTTCCTATTACATATGCTCCTAAAGATAAAATGTTAGCTAGAATTATCCAAGATCCAGCATTAGATAAACCAAGTGCAGTTGCGCCTTTACCTATGATTTCCTTTGAAATGGGTAAAATGGTTTATGACGGTTCTAGAAAATTAAACACTGTTGGTAAAGTTTCAGTTAGGGATGCTACTGACGCTGATAAATTCAAATATCAGTATAATCCTGTTCCATATAATATAGATTTCAAAGTTTACATTTACGCTAAAAACGCTGAAGATGGAACAAAAATTGTTGAACAAATACTTCCTTATTTTACTCCTGATTGGACAACAACATGTAACTTAATACCAGAAGTTAATGTTACAATGGATATTCCAATCATATTAAATAATATCAGCTATTCTGACACATATGATGGAGCTTATAGTGAAAGAAGAGCTATAATTTGGCAATTAGATTTTGTTCTAAAAGGCTATCTTTATGGTCCTATTAGATCTTCTGGTATCATTAAATTTGTTAGAACACAGTTTTATATACCTTCAACAAACACTGCCGCTGAAGGTAAGGGTGTTACCCCAATGGCAGAAAAGATAACAGTTCAACCTGGATTAGACGCTAATGGTAACCCTATAAATTACTTTGGTGGTCCAAACGCCAATACAGGAACTGTTCCTTATATTGAAGTAAATTCTGATGACGATTATGGTTTCATAACTCAAATCTACAACACTGATGAGATAGAATGACAGAAAAAAATGATGAATCGGATAAGTCTCTTACTCCGTTACAATATGAAAAACAAATTGATACTTTGATAGCCAAAGCTCATGATGATTCTGCTAGAAACGATTTTGAAGCAGCCCGAGCTAATCTTTACGAAGTTATCCAAACAGGTCAAGAAGCAATTGATAAGCTATCTGAAATAGCTGGTCAATCGCAGCACCCACGTGCATTCGAAGTTCTAGCTAAACTCATGGATACAGTGGTAAGCACTAATAAAGAGTTGTTAGAACTTCAGTCTAAGATCCGTGAAATTGATGCAAAAGACTCACCAATTAGCGAGAAAGCGCAAACTATCAATAACAATCTATTCGTAGGTTCTACAGCAGAATTACAAAAAGTTCTTAAGGATATGAAGAATAATGAATGAGTTGGTGGGTGGTTATAAGGGTAACGTTCTTCTAAAGAAAACTAATCAGAACATTGAATGGACTCCAGATCTTGTTCAGGAGTATGTTAGATGTCAGAACGATCCCATATATTTTACTGAAAACTATATGAAGATCATCTCAATTAATGAGGGTCTTACAAGTTTCAATTTGTATGGTTACCAGAAAGAAATGGTAACATCATTTAAAGACAACCGTTATACAATTGTTACCACCGCTCGTCAGGCAGGTAAGTCAACTACTACCTGTGCGTTTATTCTTTGGTATATAATTTTTCATCCTGATAAGACCGTAGCCCTACTAGCCAACAAGGGCGATACGGCTCGAGAAATTCTTGGTCGTGTTCAGTTGGCTTACCAGCACTTACCAAAATGGCTTCAGCAGGGTGTTGTTGAATGGAACAAAGGTTCATTCGTCCTTGAAAATAACAGCCGTGTTTTGGCTGCTGCTACTTCCGCCAGCGCCATCCGTGGTTATACCATCAACCTTCTATTCATCGACGAAGCGGCGTTCATTGATAACTGGGATGAATTCTTTACCTCGGTTTATCCTACTATTTCGTCAGGCTCGGAATCAAAGATTATTCTGGTTTCAACTCCGAACGGTTTGAACCATTTCCATGCTACTTGGGCTAATGCCGAAAAGGGAACTAATGGATACCATCCGATTTTAGTTAATTGGCAAGCGGTTCCTGGCAGAGATGAAAAGTGGAAGGCTGATACTCTAGCTGGTATGAACTTTGATCTCGAGAAGTTCGATCAGGAGTATAATTGCGAATTCTTAGGTTCTTCTGGTACCTTGATTGCTGGTTGGAAACTTAAAGAGTTAGTTTCTGAAAACCCAATCTTACAAAAAGATGGGTTGACCCAATTTAAAGCCGTAGAACCTAATCATGTTTATATGATGGTATGTGACGTTTCTCGTGGTAAGGGGTTGGACTATTCAGCATTTCAGTTGATAGATGTTACTTCTATGCCTTATCAACAAGTGGGTGTTTATAGAAATAATGCCATTACCCCGTTAGATTATGCCGATATTATTCACCGAACTGCTAAGGCTTATAACAACGCTTCAGTTCTTGTTGAGGTGAACGATATAGGTGAACAGGTTTCAACTTCTCTTAATTATGATTTTGGTTATGAAAATGTTCTCTTTACCGAAAACGCTGGTAGATCTGGTAAGAGAATCACTACTGGATTTGGTGGCGGTAGTGTTGATAAGGGTATTAGGACCACCAAAATTGTAAAATCTATTGGGTGTTCTATTTTAAAACTACTGGTCGAGCAAAACCAGCTGATAGTAAACGATGTGAACACTATCAGTGAATTAGGCACCTTTTCTAAAAAGGGAACTTCATACGAAGCAGAGTCTGGTAAACACGATGACTTAGTAATGTGTTTAGTTCTCTTTGCTTGGCTATCAGATCAACAATACTTTAAAGACTATACCAATATCAATACTCTTATGTCTCTTAGAGATAAAACTGAGGATGACATTGAGCAGGATCTTGCTCCGTTTGGGTTTGTGGATTCCGGAAGGGATGATTTTGTAGAAGAAGAATATGAAAGATTTGTAGGTGATTCTTGGATGTGGAACCAACCGCAGGACTTCTAAAAAAGCTCATTTTATAAATATAAAAAATTCATAATTGTAAGTTCTCGCAAAAGGGAGAAAAATAAATGGCTTTCCAACTATCACCTGGAGTAAATGTATCTGAGATCGACCTTACAACAGTCGTTCCTTCAGTCGCCACAACTGATGGCGCCTTTGCTGGCGTATTCCGTTGGGGTCCAATCGGAGAAAGAGTTCTAATCGACTCTGAAAATGCACTGGTTTCTAGATTTGGTAAACCAACCAATTTCAACGGAGAAACATTTTTCACAGCTGCAAACTTTCTATCATATACAAACCGTCTATGGGTTTCACGTGCTGCTGACGTTACTGGTGCAACTCCAGTTGTTTCAGGTAATACATCTGGCGCAAACAACGTTCTATTGCTTTCTAGCACAACTGCAATCACAGTTGGTATGTATCTAACTCAGTGTTCAAACGCTAACATTACATTTGGTAACAGTTCAGTAAACACTAACGTTCTATCAACTATTTCTGTTGTCTCAAAGAACTCAAGCTCTGTAACTCTTTCAAGCAATGTTACTGCTACTCAGAACGGCGTAAGTTTCTATTTTGCTGATCCAGTTTCAGTTTATACCTCTGTAGCTATGGAACCAAATTCTTCAGCTTTTGGGGCTAATTCTTTCGTAGCTAATCTGGTAAATCAGATTGTAAAGAATGATAACGACTATGCTGATAAGGACGGAAACTTCGATCCAGACGTTATTTACGTTGCAAGATTCCCTGGAGAAATGGGCAATTCTCTAAGAATTGGTATCTGCGATAACGCTGATAGTTTCAATTCAAATGTTGCTCTAGTTGGTGCAAACGTTGCTGGTAGTGGCGTTTCCGCAAACGCTCTACTGGAATTCCGCCTCGGTTCAAACGTTGCAACAATTAAGTTTGCTGGCACTACAAATGCTGCTGCAAACGCTGTTGCTGCTAAAGTAGCTGCCGGCGATCAGATCCTAGCTGGTAATAGTTCAATTAATCAGCAGTATTTGATGGTTAAAAATGTTTCTGTAGGTAGCAATTCAACTTACATTAACACTTCAACTATTGGTTTCAGCGGTCTAGACGTTTCTAGCAATACTAACTTTATCACTATTGCCAATAATCCTTATTCAAACGGTGATATTGTTAACTATTCTAACACTGCTGGTAATAGCCAGATCACTGGTTTGACTCAGGGTATTAACTATAACGTCATTCAGGCTAATTCTTCAGGTCTAAAACTATCTTTGACACCATTTGGTGAAGAGATTGATATATCTTATACTTCTGGAGCTAATGCAACTCTAGTTGCAAATACTACAGTGGTTGAGATTGATTTTGAAGATCCATATAGACTAAGAACTAACTTCACAACTAACACTGTTCAGCGTTATTGGGAATTCTTTAACGTTGTTGATGTTGCTCCTGGTCAGTCAGATTACGTTCTTTATAACGGTAATACTTCTGCACAGGATGAACTTCACGTTGTAGTTGTTGACGATGGTGGTAAGTTTACCGGAACTCCAGGAACAATTCTTGAAGTTTATAAGGGTCTATCACGTGCTACTGATGGTAAGAACAACGACGGTACAGGTAACTACTACAAAGATATAATTAACCAGAATTCTAATTATATCCGTTGGGCAAACGATCGTAGTAGCGCTCCATCGGCAACTGCTCTAAACGTTGTATCGGCCTCCTCTTCTGCCCCTGCAAATATCACTTTTGCGCTTGGTGCTGATGGTTTAAATGAATCAACAGCTACAATTGGCATTCTAGGTGCAGCATATGACCTATTCCAGTCAGCTGAAGACATTGACATCTCATTGGTTATCCAAGGAAAGCCAGTCGGTGGAACTACTTCAGTTGGAGGTAGAACTGTATCAGGTTATCAGCTTGCTAATTACTTGATTGATAATCTAGCAGAAACTAGAAGAGATTGTGTTGTTCTAGTATCTCCAGAAAGATCAACTGTTCTTAATAACGTCGGCGATGAAGCTGTGGATCTAAAGGCATGGAGAGGCGCTCTAAACAGTTCTTCTTATGCTATCATGGATTCAGGTTATAAGTATCAGTATGACCGTTACAACGACGTTTATCGTTGGGTCCCACTAAATGGTGACATTGCTGGTATCTGCGCAAGAACAGATACTACAAATGACGCTTGGTGGTCACCAGCTGGTTTCAACCGTGGTCATATCAAGAACCTTGTGAAACTAGCATTTAACCCACGCAAGGCTGAACGTGACGTTCTCTATAGCAACGGCATCAACCCTGTTGTAACATTCCCAGGACAGGGAACTGTTCTTTATGGAGATAAGACACTTCAGGATAAGCCATCTGCATTCGATCGTATTAACGTTCGCAGATTGTTTATTGTTCTTGAGAAGGCAATTGCTACTGCTGCTAAATATCAGCTATTCGAGTTCAATGATGCTTTCACTAGAGCACAGTTTAGAAATCTTGTAACACCATACCTACGCACCATCAAGGGACGTCGTGGTATTACGGACTTCTATGTTGTATGTGACGACACTAATAACACTCCACAAATTATTGACACCAATCAGTTTGTTGGAGACATCTATATTAAACCTGCTAGAAGCATTAACTTTATCCAGCTTAACTTCGTTGCTGTCCCAACTGGTGTTCAGTTCTCTGAAGTTATCGGTAAGTTTTAATAAATAGATAAAATATTCTAGGAGTAAAATAGATGGCTTTTAATATTAACTCTTTTAAAGTAAACGGACTACCATGGGGGGGCGCACGCCCCTCCCTCTTCCAAGTCCAAGTAACACCACCACCTACTCTACCTTTGAACCCAGAAGCATTCAAAAAGCTAGTGTTCACTTGTAGAGCAGCAGAACTTCCTGAGTCAACAATTTCTCAGATTGAAGTACCATACTTCGGTCGTAAGATTAAAGTTGCTGGTGAAAGATCTTTTGCTGATTGGTCAATCACAGTAATGAACGATGAAGATTTCTCTGTACGTTCAATGTTTGAAGCATGGCAGAATGCTATCAACACTATGCAGACTAACATTCGTCTACCTGAAGCCTCTTTTGAGCAGTATAAGGCATTTGCTGTTGATGTAACCCAGTTTGCTAAGGACGGAGAAGTTCTTCGTGTTTATCAGCTAGTTGGTGCTTTCCCAACTCAGATTAGCGGTGTAACTCTTGGATGGGATACACAGAATGCTATTGAAGAGTTCACTGTTAACTTTGCTTATGACTACTGGCTACCAGTGGTTGAAGATGCTTCTGTCAAGACAGCTGGTAAGGTAACACCATATCTAGCTCAAACCGACATTGGTCCGGTAATCTAAATAAACTAAACTATGTGAATGGAGGGAGTCAAAACTCCCTCCAACTTTTGGAGAAATAAATGGCATATACCTATCTTATCGGCTGGAGTAAATTTAATAAATTTTATTACGGAGTTCGATTTAGTAAGAACTGTCGTCCAGAAGATTTATGGGTCACATATTTTACTTCTTCAAAACATGTAAAAACTTTCGCTGATCTATACGGCGATCCGGATATCATTCAAATAAGAAAAACTTTTGGAGATGAAAATAAAGCTCGTCTTTGGGAAGAAAAAGTTTTAAAGAAAATGAAAGTTGTGAAAAATGATAAATGGATTAATAAAACCGATAACATATCAATCGATTCAGAATGTGCACTAAAAGGCACTTTAACTCATATTGGAAAAAAACGTTCTGAAAAAACAAAACAAAAATTACGTGGTCCAAAATCAGAACAACATAAATTGAATATGAAAATCGCTCGTAAAAAATTATTCGAAAGTGGTTACAAAAATCCAAATCCAGCTTTGAGGGAAGACGTTAAAAAGAAAATGTCTGAAATTAAAAAAGTTTCACAAAAAGGCGAATTGAATAATATGTATGGTAAAAACGTTTATAATAATGGTCTAATAAACAGAGCTTTTAATCCTAATGAAGTTCCAGAAGGTTGGGTGAAAGGGAGACATAAATAATGGATTTATTCGGTTTCGAATTTAGAAAAAAGATACCAGAACCAGAGCTACCGTCTTTCGCTCCCCCAAAGGACTCGGATGACGGTGCAGTAGTCGTATCAGCAGGTGGTGCTTTTGGCACCTATGTTGATCTTGATGGTACAGTACGTTCTGAAGCAGAGCTAGTTACAAAATACCGTGAGATGTCATTACAGCCAGAATGCGATGCTGCTGTTGATGAAATCGTTAATGAATCAATTTCAATTGATGAGGAACATATTGTTCAGATTAATCTTGAACAGCTAAAAGTCAATGAAAATATCAAAAAGATTATTCGTGATGAGTTCCAACATTGTTTGAACCTTTTAGGGTTTAACAAATACGCTTATGAAATTTACCGTCGTTGGTATATTGACGGTCGTTTGTATTATCATGTTATCATTGATGATAACGACCCAAAAGCAGGTATCAAAGAAATACGTTACGTTGACCCACGTAAGATTCGTAAAGTCCGTGAGGTTCAAAAGAAAAAAATTCAAGCCAATAATCCAGGCGATGCAGTTGTTACCAAAACAGTAAATGAATATTTCATTTTCAATGACAAAGGTTTCAACTTCGGAAATAAAGCAGTCGGTCCATCTACTACAGGACTAAAGATTGCTAAGGATTCAGTTTTACATATTGTGTCAGGTCTTACTGACAATCAGGGAACAATGGTTCTCTCATATCTACATAAAGCAATCAAGCCACTTAACCAGTTAAGAACATTGGAAGACGCTCTAGTCATCTATCGTCTTGCTCGTGCACCAGAACGTCGTATTTGGTATATTGACGTTGGTAATCTTCCTAAGATGAAGGCAGAGCAGTATGTTCGTGACATTATGGTTAAGCATAAGAACCGTCTAATTTACGACGCACAGACTGGTGACATTCGTGACGATCGTAAGTTTATGACAATGCTTGAAGACTATTGGCTACCACGCCGTGAAGGTGGTAGAGGTACGGAGGTTACTACCCTACCAGGTGGCCAGACACTGGGACAGATGGACGACGTCCTATACTTCCAAAAGAAGTTTTTACAGGCGCTTAATGTTCCGGTGTCAAGACTTAATTCAGATGCTCTATTCTCAGTTGGTAGAGCAACAGAAATTACAAGAGACGAACTAAAGTTTAATCGTTTCTGTATTCGTTTAAGAGGAAGGTTCTCAAATCTATTCCTTGAAATGTTAAAGAAGCAGCTAATCCTCAAGGGTGTTACAACTATTGATGATTGGAATGCAATAGTTGACGACATTCGTTTTGACTTTGCTAAGGATAATTACTTTACAGAACTAAAAGATGCTGAAATTCTTGAAGGTAGAATTACTCAAGCAAGAAATATTCAGGATATGCTTGGTAAGTATTACAGCCATGAATGGGTTCGTAAAAATGTCCTTCATCAATCAGATGATGATATCGAAAAGAATGATAAGCAAATTGTCAATGAAACCAAATTAGCAGATCAAGGCGAATATAGATGGGTTAATCCAGCTATATTACAAAACGAACAAATGCTTCAGCAACAACAAATGGCAGATCAACAGCAACAAGATCAAATGTTGCAGCCGGGAGTTGAAGGTTCTATGGGTCAAGACCCAGAATTAACTCAAAAAATGCAAGAAGTCAGAAACGCTGAAGTTATAGTTGATCAAATGAAAAAGATGCCAAAGGCTAATAGAACTATGGCAGACGAAGCAAAATATAAAGCAGCTGTTCAAATTCTAGCAAAGAACCCAGATTTAGTTCAAAGAGGTTCTGTTAGAAACGCACAACAGCAATAGTAGAGGATGAACACAAATGACTGAAGCTAATAAATATGGTTTGGATGATTTAGTTATTTCTGCAATAGAGCAGAGACCAACAGATTTCGAAGCAGCATTTAATGATTTGATTGTTGATCGTATTTCTAATGCAATAGAAAATAAGAAAATTGAATTTGCTCAACAGATGTATGGATACGAACCAGAAGCAGATTATGAAGAAGATGCTGAAGATCAAGACATAGATAACTCAGAGGAAGAGGATTATGGCGAAGAAACTTAGAGATATTACTGGCAAAGGTCAGTTCGCCGGAGTAAGCAAAACTTCAGTTGCTCCGCCAGACATTGATGATAAAAACCTATATCAGTGGAACGCCAAAGACGGTGTTGCTTTTGTAAAGAAGCATGACGTTGAAACTCATGATTATCCATATGATGCAGAAGCTGCCTTCAAGGGTAAAAAGGGTGGCGGTAGCAAGACTACAAAGTATAAGTTTCAGAAAGACGATGTTTATGAAGCTGCATGTAATCGCACTAATGAAGGTGTGATGTGCGAAGTTCATGGTGAGTCTGCTTGTCCAACTGGTTCAGATCAAGAGCCAAGATATAAGGGCAAGAAAATGTTAACTGACAAAAAACATGTTTCAGAAGGACGTATTGAAGACGATGCTCAGAGAAAAGCAGCAAAAAAGCTTTCTGATATTGCTAAGTCGTCAAACGTTCCAGTGACTAAATTAAAGCCAGGTAAGAAACAGTATAATCAGTTAAAGAGCACTGGTGCTATGTTTGGTGGTGCACGTAAATTTGCTGCTGGTTTATCAAAGCGTGAGATTGAAGGCGGCGAACATGGTTCATCAGTTGGCAGAGCAAAAGTTACTGGCAAGAAAATGGCAGAAGAAACTGAAGTAGTTAATGAAGTAGCTCCACCAAATCCAAAGATTGAAAAGTGGATTAAGTCAAACAAAGAACGTTTCGTAAAAGAATATGGTAAAGAAAAAGGCATGCAGGTTCTTTATGCTAAGGCATGGAAAATGCACGGACAGTCTGAGTCAGGCGCCGCTACTAATACTGAATATACTGGTGGCACTTTAGGTTCAACTGGTAGACTTGATGTGGGGACTCTATAATGTTTATTAAATTAAAAGGCGCAGAAGTATCAATTGCATCGGCCAATAATGTTGCAGGAGCTACAACTATTCGTATTGTTAATACTGGCGCTGCCGCTGTTCTTAATTTAGCTTATGCTAATGGTGTGGTTTATGCGAACACTACAGTATCAAATACTGAGTCAATTGTTATTCCAAAAGGACCAACAGATACAGTAACAGGAGCAAATATGAAAGCCGCTCCAGTAGAATACAGAGGATAACAGATGAAACTCATCGCCGAATTAAACGAAGAAACTCAATATATTACCGAAAGAACTGAAGACGGTAAAAGGCAACATTATATCATTGGCCGTTTTATGACTGCTGAAGAAAAGAACAAAAACGGTAGAATGTATAAAAAAGACATTCTAGAAAATGAAGTAGCAAGATACATTCGTGAAGTAGTTAATGCTAAAAGAGCATTCGGCGAACTAAATCATCCATCAGGACCAACTATTAATCTTGACCGTGTATCACATATCATCACTGAATTAAAGTGGGATGGTAATTTTGTTAACGGTAAAGCAAAGATTACTTCAACACCTATGGGCGAAATTGCTAGAGGTCTCCTAGAATCAGGCGGTCAGCTTGGTGTTTCTACACGTGGTATGGGTTCTTTGAAAGAATCAAATGGTGTTATGGTTGTTCAACCAGATTTCAAACTTTCAACAGTTGATATTGTTTCCGACCCAAGCGGACCTGGATGTTTCGTAAACGGTATTATGGAAAACGTTGAGTGGATTTACGATCCAGTCAAGGGTTCATGGCATGAAGAAAGACTTCATGAAATAAAGAAAAATGTCCATTCTTTAAGTAAGTCAAAACTTGAAGAACAGAGATTAAACATATTTGAGAACTATCTAACTTCTCTAATAGTAAAAAACAAAAAATTATAAATAATTCTAAATTTCTTTAATAGGAGACTATTTAAATGGCTAATAACGAAGAATTCGATCTTGAAGCTCTAAATGCTCTTGAGGAAGCCAAGGTAAAGGGCAAGAAGAAGCATCACAAGGAAGAAGAGGAAGAGGAAGAAGATAAAGAATATGAATCTTCTTGCAAGAAGATGGAAGAGGAATCAGTTGATGAGGAAACTCTTGCTGCTTCATCACTTCATCCAGCTGCACGTCCTTCAGACCCAATGCCAAAACTAAAGGCAATGACTTCAGTAATGAACGTTATGGCTGGTATGGGCAAGTCAGAACTTATCGACTTCTTCAATCAGGTCCAGGCTCAGTTCGGCCCAGGTAAGGATTGGGGTGTTGGTGACAAGTCAGCACATAATCAGTCAACTATTGATATGAAGCCTTCACATGCTACTGGTGGTAATGTTGGTCCAAAGACTGCATATCCAATGCCAAAGCTTAATGTAAAGGAAGACATTGAAGAAATGTTCAATGGTCAGGATCTCTCAGAAGAATTTAAAGACAACGTTGCTACACTATTTGAAGCAGCAGTTTCAGCAAGAGTTATTGCTGAGCAGACACGTCTAGAAGAAGAATATGAAACAAAGCTACAGGAAGAAGTTTCTTCAATTGCCGAAGAAATGACATCAAAGCTTGACACATATCTTGATTATGTTGTTGAGAATTGGATGAAAGAAAACGAAGTAGCTATCGAATCAACCCTACGCAATGAACTCGCTGAAGAGTTTATTGAAGGATTGAAGAACCTATTCGCTGAGCACTACATCAGTGTTCCAGAGGAGAAGGTTGATGTTCTAGAAGCAATGGCTGAAAAGGTTGAAGCTCTAGAATCAAGACTTGACGAAACAATTTCAGAAAACGTTGAGCTAAAGAACTATTTTGTTGAAGGTCAGAGACTTGAAATCGTTTCTGAACTTGCTTCTGATCTTGCATTGACACAGCAGGATAAGTTCTCTGCTCTAGTTGAAGGAATTGAATTCGACGGTGATCTTGACGTTTATGCTAAGAAGCTAATGATCGTTAAAGAAAACTATTTCAGAAATGAAGCAACTTCGAGTTCTTCAATTGAAGAAGAAACATTTGAAGGAGAAATCAGTGAAACTAGAAACATCGACCCAAGTGTTGGTCGTTATCTAGCCGCTATCTCCAGAACAGTTAAAAAGTAATATATTATAAATAAAATAAAGTGTATTTTCTAAGAAAGGAAAACCTAAATGTATCTAGCTGAGGAAATTCAAAATAAGTGGGCACCAGTCCTAGACCATGACGCTCTTGGCGCCATTAAGGACCAGCACCGCCGTTCAGTAACAGCAGTTATGCTTGAGAACACTGAGAAGGCTCTAGCTGAGTCTGCTGCTCATGGTTCTTATCAGACTCTAACTGAGACTGATTCACTAGTTCCAGCTAACCTAATGGGCGCTTCAAGCTCAACTCAGGGTACTGGTGGTATCGATACTTTCGATCCAGTTCTTATTTCTCTAGTTCGTCGTGCAATGCCAAATCTAATGGCATACGACATCTGCGGCGTTCAGCCAATGACTGGCCCAACTGGCCTCATCTTCGCAATGCGTTCACGTTATGCTAACACAACTAGCTATAACAACGCTGGCGCAGAAACATTCTATAACGAAGTTAACACTCAGTTCTCTTCTGTTACTTCAGGTGCTAACACCTTCGGTCAGAAGCATGTTGGAACTATTCCAGGTGCAACTAACACTTCACCACTAACAGCAGTTAACACCTATAACACTGGTGCTGCTATGGGTACATTCCAGGCTGAAGCTCTTGGAACCGACTCAAACACTGCTTTCCCACAGATGGCATTCTCAATTGAGAAGGTTACTGTTACAGCTAACACTCGTGCTCTAAAGGCAGAGTATACTATGGAACTAGCCCAGGATCTTAAGGCTATCCATGGTCTAGACGCTGAAACAGAACTAGCTAACATTCTATCAGCTGAAATCCTAGCCGAAATCAACCGTGAAGTTGTTCGTACTATCAACATCACTGCTGAAGCTGGCGCTCAGGAAAACACAACTACAGCTGGTGTCTTCGATCTTGATACTGACTCAAACGGTCGTTGGTCAGTTGAAAAGTTCAAGGGTCTAATGTTCCAGCTAGAGCGTGAAGCTAACCAGATCGCCAAGCAGACTCGTCGTGGTAAGGGTAACATCGTTATCTGTTCTTCAGACGTTGCTTCTGCACTACAGATGGCTGGTGTTCTTGACTACGCTCCTGCTCTTAACTCAAACAACCTACAGGTTGACGATACAGGCAATACCTTCGCTGGTATCCTAAATGGTCGTCTACGTGTTTATATCGATCCATACGCTCTAGGCGGTAACTATCTAACTGTTGGCTATAAGGGTTCATCAGCTTTCGACGCTGGTCTATTCTATTGCCCATACGTTCCACTACAGATGGTTCGTGCAGTTGATCAGTCAAGCTTCCAGCCAAAGATCGGCTTTAAGACTCGTTACGGCATGGTAGCAAACCCATTCGCTCAGGGTCTTACTCAGGGTCTTGGTGCTCTTACTATCAACACTAACAAGTACTATCGTAGAGTTATTGTTAATAACCTTATGTAATTTGGTTTCGGACGAAGATCCGATATCTAGAAACTGGGGCGGCTTCGGTCGCCCCTTTTTTCATATAAATAGTATGAAAAGGAGTTGATATGACTGCTATAGATAACACACCTATAAACAAAAACTTTCTTAGTCCTCTTAATTTCAAGTTCACAATTAAGAAGGCGCCACATGTCAACTTTTTTATACAGAAAATTAATGTTCCTCAAATATCTTTAGCAGCACCAAACGTCCCTACACCATTTGTAAAGTATCCAGTCCCTGGCGATCACATAGATTATTCTGAATTACAAATTACGTTCAAAGTTGATGAAGACCTTAAAAACTATCTAGAAATTCATAACTGGATTAAGGCTCTTGGTAAGCCAGATAACTTTGATCAGTATAGAGAAATAGAACAAAAGAAATCATGGACTGGCGATGGTATATATTCTGATATTTCTGTAATGATTCTTTCATCTACAAAAGCAGCAAACTACGAAGTAGTATATACAGATGCTCATCCTATATCTCTGTCTGGTTTAACCTTTGGAACAACCGATGAAGATGTCAATTATGTTGAAGCTTCAGCAACTTTCAAATATACTTTGTATAATATAGAGAAGATTTAACTTTACTTTTTTCGAAAAGTATTATATAATATAATATTAATTGAAAAAGGTGATCTATGACTATTGATGAAATTTTAGAAAATTGGAACGTCGATTCTCAGATTGACAAAACAGAGCTAGGCGAAGAAGCCCTTAAAATCCCTAAACTCCATCATAAATATTATCAAATTTATGTCAAGGAAAAAATGATTCTGCGTAAGCAAGAGTCAGAGATGAAACAACTCAAGCTTGATAAGTATGAATTTTTAACTCAGGGTCCAAACGAAGAAACTAAAGATAGAGGTTGGAAGCTTCCGCCTAAAGGTATGATCCTCAAAAGCGATATTCCTATGTATTTGGATTCTGATCAGGAAATAATAAATCAATCTCTTAAAATTGGTTATCAACAAGAAAAGATAGAACTGTTAGATTCAATCATTAAAACTGTTATGAATAGAAATTTTATTATTCGTAATGCTATTGATTGGCAGAAGTTCACCATGGGAGCATAATGGATAAAGTTCAGATTGAAAAGTTCGACGAAATATATGTAAAGATCAAAGCCGAACCCAGCATCATGATGGAAATGAGTGAATTTTTTACATTCACTGTTCCTGGCGCCAGCTTCATGCCTGCTTATCGATCTAAGTTCTGGGATGGTAAAATAAGACTCCTTAATGTAATGACTGGGCTTTTATATGCTGGCCTTACGAAATACGTAGAAGAATTCTGTAAATCAAGAGAATACGAATTAGAGTATCTAACAGATTTCTCTGCAGAAAATTTTTCTGTAAAGGAAGCAAAAGATTTCATTGCTAAATTAAAACCAACAATGGAACCTAGAGACTATCAAATTGATGCATTCGTTCATGCAGTTAGAGAACGTAGAGCTCTTTTGTTATCACCAACTGCATCTGGTAAATCATTTATTATCTATCTACTTGTGAGGTATTATGCAAAACGCACTCTTATTATTGTACCAACTACTTCTCTTGTTAGCCAGCTTGCCAGTGATTTTGCTGACTATGGTTTTGACTCCGATACTTTTGTTCATCGTGTGTTCGCTGGACAGGATAAGGGATCAACAAAACCAATCACAATCACAACTTGGCAAAGCATATACAAACTACCTAGCAAATTCTTTGACAACTTTGATGTTGTCATCGGAGACGAAGCTCATCTCTTCAAAGCAAAATCTCTTACTTCTATACTTACTAAGATACCCGCTGCACGTTACCGTTTTGGATTTACCGGAACATTGGATGGTACTCAAACCCACAAGCTCGTTCTTGAAGGACTCTTTGGAGCCGTCAGAAAAGTAATATCAACAAAGGAGTTGATTGATCAAAAGCACCTTGCTGATTTTAGAATCAAAGCGATAGTATTAAATCATCCGGATGAAGCTAAAAAGATGATTGCTCGAGCCAATGATTATCAAGCAGAAATGGATTATCTGGTCAAGTTAGAAGCAAGAAACAAATTCATTAAGAACCTTGCTCTTTCTCTTGAAGGTAATACTTTGATATTATACCAATTCGTTGAGAAGCATGGTATTCATCTAGCAAATATGCTACAGAATAACGATCGATCAGTATACTGGGTTTCCGGAGAAGTTTCTGGAGAACAAAGAGAAGAAATAAGAAAGGTTGTTGAGAATGAAAATAATTCGATTATTGTGGCTTCTTTTGGCACTTTTAGTACCGGAGTCAATATTAAGAACCTTCATAATATTATATTTGCTTCTCCTTCCAAGTCAAGAATTAGAAACCTTCAGTCAATTGGTCGAGGGCTACGTAAATCGAACACTAAAACTTCTTCGACACTTTATGACATCGCCGACGACTTGAGTTGGAAATCAAAGAAGAATTATACATTGTTACACTTCATGGAAAGAGTTAAGATATATAACGAAGAGAAGTTTGAATATAAAATCTATAAAGTGAATTTAGAATATTAATTTCAACTGGGGCACTAGTGATTATACTCGTGCTGCGAAAAAAGTCAAGGGATATATTATGGAAGAAAAGAAACCAAAAAGAAAAGTAAATTATATCAACAACAAAACTCTTTATGGAGCAATGATCCATTACAAAAACGATTTAAAAGATGCATTGAGTAAAGGTCAAGAAAAACCTATCGTTCCAAAATATATTGGTGAGTCTATTCTTTTAATTTGTAATAACCTTGCTAAGAAACCAAACTTCTCAGGATATACATATAAACAAGATATGATTAGCGACGGTATTATGGACTGCATTGCAGCAGTCGATAACTTTAACCCGGATAAAACGAATAATCCCTTCGCTTATTTTACGCAGATTGCATGGAATGCTTTTTTAAGAAGAATACAAAAAGAAAAGAAACAGACTTATATCAAACATAAAAATTTCGAGAACTCTCATTTGTTCAGCGAAATAATAGAAGACTCTAATCACGCTACACATTTAAAATCTAATGATTACTCTTCCGACATTGTTCGCTCGTTTGAAGATAAGTTGACTAAAACTAAAAAACAGAGTAAACTTACCGGAGTAGAGATTTTTTCTGAATTAGAAGAGGAGGTAGAAGAGAATGAAGAATGATCATCTTGTACCTGTTAACATCCAAGATATTGTTAATAGATTAAACGATAAGAATATTAAAGAAAACGAAAGAATGAATCTTTTGATGCGTCTAGATGCTATTCGAGATTATGTTACAGCTGCTGTTGTAAAGGCAAATTCAAAGAATGAAAATCGCACTTTTAACCGATAGTCATGCAGGAGTTAGAAATGACTCCCTTGCATTTCATGATTATATGAAGAGATTTTACGATGATGTGTTTTTTAAATACCTCGACGACAACAATATTCGTACTATCGTTCATTGTGGGGATATTGTTGATCGTCGTAAGTATATTAACATTAATACTGCTTATCGTTTACGGAAAGATCTAATTGAGCCTGCTATTTCTCGTGGTATAGAATGGCATCAGTGTCTAGGTAATCATGACACGTATCATAAGAATACCAATGAAGTCTCTTCTTTCAACGAACTTTTTAGAAAGTATGAAATAAATATATATGATAAAACAACCGAAGTAATGTTCGGTGATACTAAGATTCTGTTAATTCCTTGGATTTGCGATGATAATCGAGAACATTCCTTCACCTTAATAAGGAATACAGATGCGCAAATTGCTTTCGGACATCTTGAACTTCAAGGGTTTGAAATGTTTAAAGGATCAATTGTTTCACACGGAGACGATCCAAGTTTGTTTGGACGTTTTGATGTTGTCTGCTCTGGGCATTTTCATCATCGTTCAAACCGTGGTAATATTTATTATCTCGGTTCTCCTGCAGAGTATACTTGGTCTGATTATAATGATCCTCGAGGGTTTCATATCTTTGACACAGAAACGAGAGAAATAAAATTTATCGAAAATCCTTATAAGATGTTTCATAAGTTTTGGTATAATGATGGTGATCCAAAGTTTGTTGATAGTAATATTGATTACACACAGTTTGCTAATAAGATAATTAAAATTATTATTACTGAAAAGAATAACCCTTATTGGTTCGAAAAATTTATTGAGAACATAGAAAAACAAAATCCTATCGATATCCAAATAGTAGAGGACCATCTTAATCTGAATCTCGAAGATGATGATGAGATTATTGATGAGGCTGAATCTACAATTGATATTTTCAAAAAGTATATTACTGGCGCTGAAGTTAAAGGCGTTGATAAGACTAAATTAGAAAATAAAATTGTTGAATTATATAATGAGGCATTGACAGTTGAATGATTTATTTTAAGAAACTACGATGGAAGAATTTTCTTTCGACCGGTAACGTATTCACAGAGATAGATCTAGCCAGTAAAGATACTACTCTTATTGTTGGGCAGAATGGGGCTGGTAAGTCAACCATTCTTGATGCGTTAACCTTTGGTCTTTTTGGTAAACCTTTCCGAAAAATAAACAAGCCTCAGCTTGTAAACTCTATCACGCAAAAAAACTGTGTGGTAGAGATAGAGTTTTCTATAGGATCTAAGGAATACAAGATTGTTCGTGGCATAAAGCCATCGGTTTTCGAAGTATATCTGAATGGTAATCTTTTAAATCAGAACGCTGAAATGAAAGATTATCAAGAACTGCTCGAAAAGCAAATCATCAAAGTAAATCAAAAGTCGTTTAGTCAAGTAGTTGTATTAGGTTCGGCTACGTTCCAACCGTTTATGCAGCTATCATCTGGTCAGCGCCGAGAGATTATTGAAGATCTTTTAGATCTGCAAATTTTTACTGTAATGAATTCTATTTTAAAAGATAAAGTTCTTACAAATAGCGAGAACATTTACGAAGTTACCAGCAATAAAAAATTAGTAAACTCCAAGATTGAACTTACTAAAAATCATTTGCAAGAATTGCAAAACAATAATAATAAATTGGCTGTAGAAAAAGAAAAGATTATAAAAGAAACTGATAAAAAGATAAAAGAACTATCTGGTAAAATGAAAAAGATAGATGAGCAGATAGAAAATTGTCGTAGTCAAATAGGTGATAACGAAAGCGTATCTAAGAAGCTAGAAAAGCTATCTAAACTAAGACATCAAATAGAAGCCAAGATGGCTATCTTAAATCAAGATGTAGACTTTTTTAATAATCACGAAAATTGTCCTACATGTAAGCAACACATTGAACAAAGTTTTAGAGACAAAACGATTGAAGAAAAAACTTCTCAGATTAAAGAAACTGAAGAAGGTTTGAAGTTATTATCAGTTGAATATGACACTGCTAATAATCGTCTAAAACAAATTATGAATATGAATAGTGATATTCAAAAATATGAGATGGAAAGGGTTGAATATAGAACTACAACCACATCTCTATTAAAATACATTGAACAATTAAAAAATGAAATAGAAAACCTAAAAAACAAGAATGATGTTGTTGATGTTAAGATCATAGATTATGAAAAAGAATTAGAAGTTCTAGAAACTAAGTATAATCAATTAAGTGAAGAAAAAGATGTATTGGCTGCTGCAACTATCTTATTGAAGGATACAGGTATCAAGTCTAAAATTATTAGACAATATATTCCTGTTATCAATAAACTAATCAATAAGTATCTTTCTTCAATGGACTTCTTTGTTTCTTTTGAGCTTGATGAAAATTTTAACGAAACAATCAAGTCTCGTTATAGAGATAATTTTACTTACGCTTCCTTCTCTGAAGGTGAGAAACAGAAGATCGATCTAGCATTACTGTTTACTTGGAGAGCCATAGCCAAGCTTCGTAATTCTGTAAGCACCAATCTGTTGATCATGGACGAAGTATTCGATTCTTCTCTTGATCAGAACGCTACAGATTATCTTATGAATATCATTAGAGATATAGCCAAAGACAATAACATTGTTATTATATCTCACAAAGAACATATGAATGAGAAATTTAATAACACAATTCGGTTTAAGAAAGTAAAAAATTTTTCTACTATAGAGTGAAAATTATTATTTTTCTACTAAATAAAAAATATAAGAATTTTAGGAGAAAATATGTCATATAAACACCATGATTTACCAAAAAGATCAGATCCTAATTATGATAGGCTTTATAGAGAAAAACTTAAAGAAAGCGGAGAATATAAAAAGTATTATAAAAAATATAGAGAAAAGAAAAAAGAAGAAGATCCTGAATATTGGTCAAAAAGATACGATAAAGAAAAAGCCCGAAAATACAGAGAAGAAAATAAAGCCATACTTATGGAAAAACATTGGCTATCCAAAGGCATAGTAGATATGACTTACAACAAGTATTTACATGAACTTGAAATCCAACAAAGAAGATGTAAAATTTGTGATAAAGAAATGCAACTACCTCATGTAGATCATGACCATAATACAGGAAAATATAGAGGATTATTATGCGTTGCTTGCAATAATGGTTTAGGGATATATGAG